TATTAATAGTAATGCAAATTTATATTTACAAAAAATACCAACATTAATTGATGAAGGAGCATTTATTACATTAAATACTAATGATAGAATGTATAATGTTAATCAATTAGTTGGTATATTTTATAATGTAGCAATTAATGGAACATTAAATTATGAAAAATTATACTTAGAAAATAATTATATGGGTAATGTGAAATTACCTAAGATTCCATATAAATCATCATATAAAATTAATAAGTATAATAATTTTTCATCTACAATTGGTGGTGATTCAAATGTTATAGTATTAAATACCGTATTAGATATTAATCATAAAAAGGATAATTTACCAGATGAATTAGAAAGATTACTAGATAATACAAATAGTAAAATTAAACAAACAGAATATGATATAACAAATTATAATAATGTGAATGCTATGATTGCTCAAATACAATTAAGACCAGAAACTGCTGTTGTAAGTTGGATTGAAAAATTAGGTATATATTTTGCAGATTATTTTGAATTTTATATTGGTGGTCAATTAATTGAAAGAATTGAAGATGATTATATGAATTGTATTTCCGAGTTATATGTTACACCAGATATTGTAAGATCATTTGCAAAAATGATTGGTCAAGATACTAAATTAGTATTAAAAAAGACAACATTAGGTAAATATTTATTGTATATAGATATACCATTTTATTTTAATACCTACAAGAAAAATAGTGGTTTATCAGTGCCACTTATTGCATTATTATATAATAAATTAAATTTAAAATTTAATATAAAAAAATTAGAAGATTTATTAGTAAGTTTACCATATACAAAAATTAAAAGATTATCAAAAATGCGTATGACATTAATGGCTGATTATATATTATTAGATTCTGATGAAAGAAAAAGATTTGCTGAATCAAAACATGAATATATAGTGGAACAAGTTCAATATTCAAATTACAGTGGTTCTCAATTATCAATACAAAATCAAGTAAAATATAATTTTAAGAATCCAACAAAGATGTTAATATGGTTTGCTCAATTACAAGATAAAGAAAATAAAAAGCAATACTATAATTATACAGCTGATGATTACTATATTGATATTAATAAATATAGAGATCCAGATGAGACTAATAATGTATATTTTAACAAATTAAAAGAAAGTAATAAATATTATATTAATACTTGGATGGGAAGAAATACAGGAAATGTTACAACGGATTTTACTGAATTAGAAATATTAAGAATGCCATTTGAAAATTATACTCAAAGTTTAAAAAATCAATTGATAAATGCTGTTCAACCAAAAACTGCACCATTAATTGCTAAATCTGAATTAAAAGTAAATGGACATGCACGATTTGTATCTGATTCTTATGAAACTGGATTAGTTAAACCATATGCATATTATAATAATTCAAACTTAAATGGTATAAATGTATATAATTTTTGTCTACATCCTTTTGATCCTCAACCATCTGGAAGTATAAATTTTACATTCTTAAATGATATAACAATGAATTTAGATTTTAATAGTAATAATATACCTGATCAAGAATTTAGAGTTAAGAGTATGACAGTATCCTATAATTTATTAAGAATTATGAGTGGATATGGGGGATTAGCATTTGATTTAATATAATTATGCCTATAGGATAGGCATGAAACGTAAACGTTTCGTTTTTGTTCCAAAAACCGTTCCGAGACATATTATGTAGCTGAGCTCGGGATGGATCAATCACTTACGTGATGAAATGCGAGCATTTCGTTTCTCTTTGAGAAACCTTACAGGACTAATCTCGGATAAAAATATAATATAAATCAAAAATTAATATTATATTTTTATTCAATAATTTATAAATTATCGGAACGGTTTCCGCAGGAAACGAAAATCTTTAGGATTTTCAAAAAATTTATAATATTTTCTTCGAAAATATTATAAATTTTTTTAATATAAATAAGTATATCTATAGTAGTATATAATGGTTGGAGGAGCATTAATACAAATTGCAGGATATGGTCTTCAAGATATGTATTTATCACATGAACCATCTATCACATATTTTAAAATGGTATATAAAAGACATACAAATTTTTCGAGTGAAAGTATCCCTCAATATTTTCAAAATAAACCGAATTTTGGTGGTCGATATACATGTAATATAGCAAAAAATGGTGATTTAATGGGGCCGATATATTTAGCAATAACTTTGCCGAATATACCGAAAATAATAGATACTAGTTATATAAATCAGGATACTAGTTTAAAAAATAATGTAGTTACCGCATGGTGTCGTAGAGTTGGTTTTGCAATACTAAATAGAATAGAATTTGAATTAGGAGGAAAAATTATTGATCAATTATATGGTGATTGGTTAAATGTATGGTATGAATTAACAGTTAGATCAGAACAACCAGGTTTAAATCAAATGATAGGTAATATTCCACAAAATACTACTTTATATAATGGACATGGTTCATTTATGTTACATGTTCCAATACCATTTTATTTTTGTAAATATAATGGGTTAGCACTACCATTAATTGCTCTAAATTATAGTGATATTAAAATAAATGTTGAATTTAATAATTTACTAGATGTATTAATAGTTGGACCAACCCATTATATTACAATAAATGAGAATGTTGTTAATTTTGAATATCAAGAGATAATATCTCAAACTGTAAATAATGTAACATGGTATGGAAAATTTATTAAATATGATGAATTTTTAAATAGATTATATTATATTAAGATAAATAGTAATACATCATTTGTATCAGGAACAGCAATAACAGGAGTAATTTCACAATATAAAGTAATGCCAAATAGTTCTGAAGTTAATTATTTATCGAAGATAACTAGTGTAATAGATTTTAGTTCAATTACATTAGGATCAACATTTTTGTATGTAGATTATATTTTCTTAGATAATCAAGAGAGATTAAAATTTTCTAGATCAGATCATGAGTATTTAATAGAATATTTACAATATGATAACGAGAAAGCATTAATAAATAATAATAATAAAATTAAAATTTTATATACTAATCCAACAAAGGCATTATTTTTTGTAACTCAATTTAATTATATTGTAAATTCTTTATTAATAAATAAATTTAATTATACAAATAGTTATGATAAAGCAAAAGGAACTAATATTATAACTCAAGTACAATTTTTAATTAATGGTAAAGATCGTATTACTCCAAGAGAATCTCAATATTATTCTTATATACAAAATTTTCAATACTTTACAAATACACCAAGTGAAGGTATTAATGTATATTCATTCGCAAATAATGCGGATGATTATCAACCGAGTGGAGCATGTAATTTTTCACAAATAGAAGATATATCAATGGTATTTACAGTTGATAAATCAGTTAATTACAATAATCCAGCAACAGCCAGAATATATGCTTTATCATATAATGTATTGCGTATTATTGGTGGGGTAGCAGGATTAGCATTTTAATAATCACTAAAGTGATGAAATGTAAACATTTCGTTTCTCTACGAGAAACCGTTCCGATAATTAATAAATTGAAGATTTAAGGGCTAACTATTTGTAGTGAGCTCCCGTAGTGGTTTCCGCAGGAAACGAAAATCTTTAGGATCAATCACTAACGTGATGAAATGTAAACATTTCGTTTTTCATAAATGAAAAACCCTTACAGGTGCTTACTTTAAATGACTTAGCTCGGGACGGTTTATCGAAGATAAACGAAAATCTTTAGGATTTTCACAGGATAAGACTTGCTTATCCTGTTGATCCAAATCCTCCAGCTCCCCGTTCCGTCGCATCTAAAGCATTCACAAAAGATACATTGAAAGGTTGAAGAGTCGGCATACAGATTTGAAACAATCTATCACCACGATTAATTTGATAAGGAACATCAGATGTATTATAAACTTTTGCCATGATATTGCCTCTGTAAGTATGATCAATGATACCAACTGAGTTTGCCATCATTAAAGGAGTTTTAGAAATAGAAGATCTGGGATATAAATAATAACCAGATACTTTTTCAAAATTAGGGGAGCATTGAATTTTGAAATCAATGGTACCAATAGAGCGAGGAGAAATGACCATTGAATCAGGACAGAATAAGTCAAAACCACTATCAGTGTTGTAATTTAATTTTTGAGTATAGAATTCAAATACAGATTCATCAGGGCAAATGTTTAAGGTGTTCATATTATATTATAATCATATAGAAATATGATTATAAAATAAAAAAATCAATTTTTATTAAAATCATAGATTTTAATGAAAATTAATTTTTTGGATTTAAATTTGGATTTA